AGGCGTATCACGTTCAACACTTATCAGAAGGCGTTGGACATGCTTACATTCTATCAGGGTGCAGGCATAAGGTGTGAACTCATAGCACCTGGATTCTAACAAAATGTTACAGGGTGATGGGCAACCGTCACCCTATCCTCTATAATAAGAGTATGAAAAACATCTTTCTCACCAACGCCAACGCTCGCAAAGATCCAGCAGTGATCGCAGCAATGGCAGCAATCCTAGAACGCATTGAGCGTACTGGTTCGGATGAACTGCCCAACCCTTACAACTGCCAACCTCACACAGTAGAGGTCAGTCCAGTCAATTTCTTACAGGATGTCATGGATGACTTAGGCGACCCACGGTTTTAACAGTATAACACACCCTGTCCGAAACGACAGGGTTTTTTGTTGGTGCGTGGGTGGGGTCGGATGCCGAGCAAAATTCAAAAGAGCTAACCTACAAAAGTATCCCAACGAGCGATAAATATAAAATGAAAATGAAAAAAATTTTCCCCCAAATCCCAAAAAATTTTCCTGGTAAAAAATGACTGAAAAAGACGAACCAAATATTATTGCCGATACATCAGATGATGTACATAACCAGTTGATGAATGACCCCAAGTATGCCGTCCATGTGCATGAGAGTCAACTCAAGCGTATCGTTGAGGTAATTGAAGAAGTATCTCAAAGATTGGTTGCATTAGAGGATAAGTTCATAGACTTGGAACTATCGGTAAGATTCAAAGAGACTCTATCTAACGATGGTCCGCCCGAACCCCCTACACTTTCATTATAATGGAACGTAATACATACGAAGATATACTAGATAACTTTGAACAATTTTGCGATGACTTTGAAAACGCAGCAGCAGAAAGATTCTCAGGACAAGACAAAGACTCAAGAACTCCAATCACACACGATAGCGTTACACGAGTTACTCCAGAAGTTGTCCGAGAGATTGAACCACTTGGAAGAGAGGATCTTGTCGCTGGAGAAACCACAGTTGATGTACAAGCGACCTAGTGCAGAGGAATACGAAAGTATCTCTTCTACACTCAACTACCTACATAATACAGTAGAGGAATTAAAGCAATGCCAGGAGCAGTAACGAGGGTAGGAGACACTGCCACTACAATAGATCCTTGTAATGCTTCAGGAATCACTACGATTGCTGGACCTGGATCTGTTGGTCTTAGAGGAGTTGTTGTCAATGGTCAACCTGCGGCAATGTTGGGAGATCTAACAGCACCTTACTCATCAGGTATACCCCCTGTTTGTACTCCCGTTACCAAACCGATTATTGGACCAGGTGCTCCAACTGTTTATATTAATGGGAGAGTTGTTTCAACACTTGCTGATACAGTTGGTACAGGAGTAATCACTACAGCATCTACAAATGTTTTTGCAGGTACAATAGTTGCAGGTCCGTAAGATCTGTGATATAATAACAATACATTCTGAAATAGATTATGGCATACATGGGATCAGATGGCAATTACATTGCTGCTAAACCAAAGACTACTAGACAAGGTAAATCAAAGCATACAAAGCTTTCTGCAACTTCTCGTAATGGAACAAAGAAGCGTTACAGAGGACAGGGCAAGTGAGTGACGAATTACTGAGGATTGCTTCGGCACTTGAGAGGATCGCAGATTCTTTTGAGAAAGAGTTGCATGTTGATATTGATCATGCACACATTGACGACATCGGTGAAATACACGGTGACGTGGTAACCCATCCGAAGCAGTTCTAGGGGAGGTCTCCGACCCGAAAACGCCGAGGGACTCTAAAGTACTACACAAATTATGCGAATTAATAAAATAGAAGTTGATGAAGGTCGTGATATTGTTATCATAGATGAGGCTTTCACATATGGTGAGCACACCGCACTCTACGATACTTGTATGTCGTTGAAATATTCTCCTGCAAATACTAGTAACTTTGATATACAAGATATTACTGATAAGAGAATGAGAGCAGACTTACCTCAACTTATTGAGTCTAAGTTAATGGATAAAGGTTTTGATGGTGATCGGTATAGAAGGTCTCTATGTCCGACATGTGGTTCAGATGCGACTAAAGAATTTGGAGGTATAGCAAAAGTACCTGACGATAATATATGTAATACTATCTTCGGTAACCCCAACCGTATGCAGAATTTCTCTGAATTTATCAATCCTGTAGAATATGACTTTCAAAATGGATATGTAAATTTAGGACTTGTAAATGACTCTCATGAGATCCATGTAGATGCTGCTAGAGTGGGTATGGGGAAAACTATGTTGATATATCCTAATGTTGAATGGGGATTGAATCACGGTGGTGAGACGGTCTTCTATGAGGAAGATAGGTCTCAAATGGTATACTTAAATGCATATGTACCAGGTAGAATAGTTATATTTGATGGGAGTATTCCTCATTGTGCAAAACCACAAGCATTAATTGGGGCAAAGTATAGATTTACTATTGCATGTAAATTTGTAAAAATACAAGATGATGAAGATGATTTGGATATAATGGATAGAGATGCTAGTGTAGATCCAGGTAAAATTGAATTCTAATGTACCAAGCATTACCTAGTTGTTTACAAGTCAAGCACAGTTCTGTCGCAGGACAGGGCATCTTTGCTACAGAGGATATACCAGATACCATTTATCTTGGTATATCCCACATAGTAGTGGATGATAAGATTATGAGAACTCCTCTAGGAGGTTTTGTAAACCATAGTGATGAACCTAACTGTGTGAAAGGGTATGAAGACCAAGGGTGGGGTAAGATCTATCATATGACAACGATCAGACCTATTAAGAAGGGAGAAGAGTTGTTTTTAAAGTATACATTTTACAAAGTTACATAAAACTCGCTAAATAACTACTGACTCAGTATATCTGTCGGTAATGGCGACTAAATTGTCCTTCAAGGACATCAATATCAATTTTAAGAAGCATCCTGTTACTAATGACTTAGTTGTTAGTAGGGATGCTTCTGCTATTAAGCAAGCAATTGTAAATTTATTGCTTACTAATAAAGGAGAACGTTTATTTCAACCAGATTACGGTTCTGATATAAGGAGTCAACTATTTGAACCTTTAGACTTCGCTACTGCTGCAAACATAAAGCGTTCAATATCATATACTATAAGGAAATTTGAACCAAGAATTGAAATAGAAAGACTTACCTGTATAGCAGACTATGCTGATAACGGGTTTAGTGTTGAAATGACATATACTATTACAGGTTCAGTAGAACCACCAACAAATGTAGAATTCTTCTTAGCTAGAACGAGATAATGCCATATACACAAGTAAACAATTTAGACTTCTCTGATATAAAGACTGCCATCAAAGAGTACATACGGGCAGAGACAGAATTTACTGATTATGATTTTGAAGGATCTGTTATCAGTCAATTGATTGATGTATTAGCATATAATACGTACTACACGGCGTTTAACGCTAACATGGTAGTCAATGAACTGTTCTTAGATTCATCCACCTTGAGAGACAATGTGGTTGCTCTGGCGAAACAGATAGGATACTCACCAAAATCAATTACATCACCAAAGGCAGCAATTGATATGCAATTGTTGTTTACTGGAAATTCAGCACCTAGTTCAGTTACACTAGAAGCTGGTACAGGATTCATAACAAATTATGATGACTCTTTATATGAGTTTGTTGTTTCTGAAGACTATAAAAATGAAGTTGTTAACAATACCGTTACATTTACTAACTTACCTGTATATGAAGGTTCTTTGATTGTTACCAACACTGCTGTAGATACTTCACTGAAGAATCAAAGATTCATTATTGATAATTCTAAAGCAGATGTTAGCACACTTAAAATAAAGGTATTTGAATCTTCATCTTCAACAATATCAAATACTTATGAGAAAGCAGATAGTATTTTGTCTGTTGGTTCTACTGATAGAGTATATTTTCTTAGTGAAGTAGAAGATGAGAAATATGAGATATTCTTTGGTGATGGTGTATTAGGAGAGAAACTATCTAATAATAACATTGTTCAAATATCATATGTTGTAACCAGTGGTCCTTCTACTAATGGTGCTAAGTCCTTTGTGTTTAACGGAACTGTTACTGATGGTGATGGAAATTCTCTAAATAGTCCGTTTTCCGTAAATTCATTAACAACAACTTCCGCAGCAAGCGGAGGTGCAGAGATTGAATCCATTTCCAATATCAAGTTTAATGCTCCTAAGTATTTTGGATCACAGAATAGAGCAGTTACTTCTAATGATTACTCTGCTATTGTCCGTAAGATATATCCTGCAATTAGTGATATTATAGTATTTGGTGGTGAAGAGCAAGAACCTCCTGCATATGGTAAGGTATTTCTTTCTATCAAACCAACTGAAGCAGCATCATTATCATCGTTCACTAAAAACCAGTTGACGACTGAACTTAAGAAGTATACAGTTGCTTCTATTAGACCAGAGTTTGTTGATCCTTCTATTCTTTATGTTGAGATATCTAGTAATATTTACTTTGATGGCACAAAGACCAAGTTACTTACTACTGATATTGCTTCCAAAGTTTCAACTGGTGTTGTTGAGTATTTGAAAACATCAGGAACAGAGAAGTTTAATGGTAAGTTTAGATATAGTAAGTTTGTTAGTGTTATAGATGGTGCAGATCGTGCTATTAATTCAAATGATACTTCAATTACTATGAGGAAGGACTTTGTTGCTCAGATTAATAGTTCTTCTTATTATGAAATTTGTTACAAGAATCCATTCTTGAAAGATTGTGATAGTTCTGTAGTTTCATCTACTGGCATGACAGTCTTTGAACATCCAAGTTACACTGCATATCTAGAGGATAGAAATGGTAAATTGGTGCTATATAGACTAGACTCCATCACTGGTGATAAAATCCTATTGAATGATTCAGTGGGTGATGTTGATTATGATAAGGGTGAAATTAAAATTTATGATTTTACTATCTTAAAAGGAAGTTTTTCTGACAACCGTATTGAATTACGTGTCAAACCTGCCAATAAAGATATTGAAGTAAAGCGTGAGATGTATCTAGATGTGGATGTATCAAATAGTAAATTCGTTGCGTATAAAGAGTAGTGCCAAAAACTGCCAATAAAGTCTCATTTTTAATTGAGTCACAATTACCAGATTTCATCAACGAAGAGTATGAACTTTTTACTAAGTTTATACAAAAGTATTATGAGCAGAATGAAATTCAAGGTCAACCACTGGATATTATTAGTAATCTCCAGCAATATCGTGATATAGATTTTTATGAGAAGAATTTATTAAAGCAGTCGTCTACAACCACAACATATGTACAGGATGTAGATAATAGTATTACTGTTGTTGATGCTACTTCATTCCCTAAGAGTGGTGGTTATATTAAAATTGATGATGAGATCTGTTTCTATAAAAGTAGGACAGACACAGAGTTTTTAGAAGTAAGTCGTGGAGTAAGTGGTAATACAAAGATAGGTGATCTTTATGAAAAGAGCACATTCGTAACAACACAGGCAGACAATCATATATTAGGATCTACTGTACATAATATTAGTAATCTCTTTTTATATGCTTTAGTTAAGAGTTTTGAGAAGCAATACCTTAGTAATTTTCCAGAAGCATATTTAAAAGGAGATATTGATAAGAGAACTCTTATTAAGAATATAACGTCTTTTTATAAAGCAAAGGGAACTGTTGATTCGGTTAAGTTCTTATTTAAGTGTCTTATTGATAATGATCCAGAACCATCAATTTTATATCCAAGAGAACATACATTAAAACCATCAGATTCTACTTGGATTAATAATTATTCAATTAAAGCAAAAGTTCTTTCTGGTAATGTAAATGATTTAATTGGTAGAAAAATTACACAGACATCGGGTGATTATGCTTCTGCTATTGTTGATAATGTACAATATGCTGGAAAATATGATGGTGATGATTTATATGAACTAATATTATCAGAATCTAGTGTTAATGGTGTATTTTCTGTTTCTACTAAAACAACATTAAGCAAATCTATAGAAGCAACACTAGGTACTGGTGGCAGAGTTAATGTTTTCTCCACAATGGGGTGGAAAAACAAAGGAAAATTTATTATTGATAACGAAGTCTTTACATTTAGTGATAAAAATGTAAATCAGTTTATTATTGAGTCTAGACAAAGTAATGCTATACATGATGTTGGAGAAGTTGTAACATTTGGTTCTGATGTAAGTGGTAATGGCGTAGAACTATTGGTATATGGTGTTGTATATAATCTAGAAGTAGAGAATACAGTTCCCTATTCAAATACTGGAGATATTGTTGATATCTCTAGGTCAGGTTTTGTTACTGATGACATTAAAATATTTGATGCACAGAATAACCTTAGATGGACTATTGGTGGTACTGCACCTGCTATTGCTGATTTAAATTCTAATGTTTCTGCAATCTATGAAGATGTTGATTCATATTACATTGCATCGTCTGGATTTCCATCACATACTATTGGAACGTTACCTTCTGATGCAGCAGATCAGAAACATTTAAAGATTATTAGAAAGAAACCAATCTCTATAACTGAGGTATATGATACTAAGTATAGAGACATTGGTATTGCTACTAATGGAATACCATTTTTAAGTTATAAGGATGAAGAAGTAATACTTAATGGTCCTCTTCAGAAAATTGCTGTGAGCAGAAGAGGTAATGGATATAAGAAACCACCTTTTGTTTTAGTTGATGGAGTTGGTAATTTAGCAAAGGCAAATCTTGCTGGTGAAGTTGTTGAGTCTGTAACAATTGATACATTTGGTAGTTATACATCTGTTCCTACTGTTGAAATAGTATCTGGTAGAAATGCCATAGTAACTGCTATTATCACATCTGGTGAGATTACTAGTATTACTATCAATAATGCAGGTGAGTACTATTCTTCTCCACCTGAAGTTAGAATCTCTGACTTAGCAGGTAGAGGACAATTTGCTGTATATACATCAGAAGTATCAACTGCTGGTCAATTGACTACTTTGGTTAAAGTCAATGGTGGTAAGGGATATACTTCAGGTAATGTTTTGATAGATATTATTCCTGTAGGATCTGGTGCTACTGCAACTGCTAGTATTAAAGAGTGGAGAAAAGATAGATTTAAGAAGACGACTGTAGATTCTGAGAACGGTACATTCTTTTATAACTACGTTGCTTCTGTAGGACAAGGATATGGTTACCTTGCATCTCCTACTACATTAAGGTTTGGTGATACTGGAACTAATCATTCACCTATTTTAGGGTTTGCATATGATGGCAACCCCATATATGGTCCATATGGATATTCAGACCCATTAGATGCTAGTCATAGTCTAATTGAAAGAATGACTAGTAGTTATATGCCAATAACTGTTAGGGATGGTGGTCCTATTGAGTCCAGTTATCCAATTGGCACATTCATTCAAGATTGGGTATATGTGCATGAAAGAGGTTCTTTAGATAAGAATAATGGACGTTACTGTGTTACACCTGAGTTTCCATATGGAACGTATGCATACTTCATTACAGTAGATGATACGAATGCTCCTGCATATCCCTATATTATTGGTGAATCTTATTATTCTTTACCTATTGACTCCAACTATAATTCTGAGTTAAATCAATATGATCTACCAGAGAAAGCAAGAAGATTAAGAACTTCTGATATTGAAAATAATGGTGATGGATCATCTCTGCTTATACAGGATGTAACACGAGGTAGTATATCATCCGCTACTATAGAAACATCTTCTGCTAAATTCTCAGTTGGTTCTAAATTAGTTATTGATGAAAGTGGTACTGGTGGTACTGGTGTAGATGCAAAAGTTGATTCTGTTAAAGGAAAATCAGTAGTCTCAATTGAGTCTCAAACTGATAAAGTATTATATCTGTCTTTGAGTGATACTGCTTATCTCTTTGATGGTGACAGAGTTACACAAGGGTCTGCAACAGGTCTTGTAGTTGGTAATGTATTCTCTGCTACAAACTTCCCAATTCGTTCTGTAACAGGCACATGGAGTGCTTCTGGAACACTAACATCTGATACTAAGGTATTAACATTACTACTTGACAAGAATTCATCATATACAAAGGGTGCTATTCTGTCGCTAGGTGATGGTGTTGCACTTCCTGTTGCTAAAGGTGAGGTATTAGAAACTACATCTTCACAGAATAGTGTTAAAGTAAAGGTAACACAGGTAGGATTTGTAATTTCATCAACATTATTCATTTCCAGTTCTAATTTATTAAACACACCTGGTTCTAAAATAATTTCTATCAATTCTTTAAGTGAAAATTTAGATGTTAGAACAGTACAGGATAATGTTGCTCTACTTACAACAGGATCAAACCACGGTGTTGCTGAAGGAGAAAAAATAACGGTAGATGTAAATCCTAATGATTCTACAACTACAACAACATTTAATGTAACATCTGCTGTTTATCAAGAAGTTACCGTTGAGATCCCTGTTGTAGCAACGGTTCTCAAGGATAGTGGAATTGGAAGATTTGAAATTTTAAATGGTGGTGCAGATTACACTCCAAATGAATATGTTGATATAGCACTGTCAGGTGGAACAGGAAGTGGTGCAAAGGCAACAATTAAGGTTTCTAGTGCTGGTGTAGTTAATGAAATTACATTAACTGATAGAGGAACTGGATATGAAAAGTATGATGTATTGACTGTAGGTGATGCTGATCTAGTAAAAACTAATACAAATACAGCATCATTAAAAATAGAAGTAGATCATGCAGGTTTTGCTAAAGAAAGAACAGATCTCATAGTTGCAAGTGCTCTTGGTTTTAGTGTTACTGATAAACTTGTTATTGGTACTGAGGTTGTAATTATAACAGGCATTAGTAATAATACTATTACTGTTGATAGAGGAACTAAACCAGCAGATCATTTTGATGGGGTATCTATTACTTTACAGGATGCAGGATTCACTCTCAACAGTGGATATCAGATCAATCAAGAAACTGCTGATACAACACAACCATATGTTGTATCATATGATACAGTAACTCAAAAAGTAGTGTTTAAGTATGGGTATGGTGTTACTCCAACATATCTTACACTAAGTTCTGTATTTAAAGATCAAAGTACTCCTACTAATAGAGTTGTTAACATAAGTAATGTCACTGACCCTGTTACATATTTTGAGATTGATGGTGAAAGGAATAAAGTAATTGATATCAAAAAATATTACACATATAAGTTTGATACTTCTCATACATCAATGATTGGCAAGAAGTTTGATCTGTCACCTAGTATCAATTATAATATTGTTGCTGTAGAGAAAACAAAACTTCTTACACCAGGAGTTGATATTAAAGTTGGATTTGGTTCTAGGATTTCTACTAATACATTTACACAGAAGGTAGATACTCCATATAACAAATATTACTATTTTGATAATAACAACATTGTAAATGCAGAAGGTGCATACTTAAATGTTGTTAATGATAGTTTACAAGGAGAAAAAACAGCATTATATGTAACATCAACACAGATAGTATATTCTACTGATACCACTGTTACTCATGATGGCACAGGATCTATAAGTTACACAACCAAATCTTTATTTGCAGTTGGTGAGATTGATTCTATTAATGTAAGTAATATAGGAAATGATTATAAAAAACTTCCTATTGTTACTGGTATTATTGATGCTGATGATAATGTTGATAATACAGTTAAATGTTATTTGGTAAGTAATGATATAGGTCTTCCTACAAATATTAAGATTATTAGTAATGGTGGATTATATCATAATGATGATAGTCTAAAATCTACATTTAGATCAAACTACGTATTTACACTATCTAATTTCAACCAGAAACCATTTAGTGTTGGTGAAACTATTATTCAAAAATCTGGCACAGTAGAAGTTGCTAGAGCAAGAGTTACTTCATGGACAGAAGGATCTAATATTCTTGTGGTTGATAGAGTTACAGGAATTTTTAGAAAAGGTCAGAATATTATTGGTCTTGCAAAAAATCAGATTGCTAATTTAAAGGATATTAGTTTTACTGAATTTTCTCCTATTATTCAAACCAACTATGATAACATAGGATACTATAGTTCTGATGCTGGAAAACTTAGCGATGCAAATCAAAGAATTCATGATTCTTATTACTATCAAGATTTTTCATATACAATTAAGTCAAAGACTTCAGTAGATACTTGGAGACAACTTATAAAAGAAACAACTCACCCAGCTGGGTTCCAGTTGTTTGGTGAAGTTGTAATTGAAAGTGAAGTAGAAGCAAAGATGAGTGATACTCCTTCTACAAGCAGAGTTTCAGTAATTCAAGCATGGGATCCAAATAAGAATAAGATAACAGTAGAAAGTGTAAGAAAGCAGATTACACAAAACATAATTTTGATGGACAATTTGAACGTTCAGAATGGTGTTGGGTCAGTTGCTCTTGATACTCTTAATACAAGTGAGATCCTTGGTAAGGATGATATAAAATTAAATGGATCATTTAATGGTTCTTTTGGTAATAAAGGAAACCGTGTAGGTAGGAAAGAATTTACTCTTGTAGATCAAAATAATAATATAGTAGTGCCATTTAATAGTCAAGCATTAGTAGTTACATTAGATGGTATATTACAAGAACCTGGTAAGGCATATACTATCACTCCAAATCTAGGTACAATAACATTTGCAGAACCACCATTAGAGGGTGTGTCTTTCTATGCTAAGAAGTTCCAATTTAAAAATAATAATTTAAGTACCAAATACTTAAAGAAAATTAGAAATATTTTCCAGAGAAATGGTAGATGGTTAGATGCTTCTAATCAGATTGAGAGAAATAAAGAGTTTATTCAAGAGTCAACTCTTGCACATATAAAAACAGTTCATCCTACACTTACTTGGAACTCATTAAGTACAAAATGTTTTAGAGACATTGGATTTATAGTAGATGCATTAGCACATGATATAAGGTTTGGTGGTAATGAAAAAACAAAGGTATCATTAGAAAAATATTTCAATAATGGTATTTTGGATTATATTGATGGTGAATTAGAACCAACAATAGAAGCATTCCAATATGCTGTTGGACTTGCTAAACAGGCAATCAATAATGAGTTATCTGGAGGATTTGCTGATTCTGATATTCTTACAGATAATGGTCCTATTAAGTGTGCAGATGTTCTTGCTGCTTTAGATACTCTATCTGAAGTTGTAAGAGTTATTCTTACTACTGGACCTGATTCTGTTGCTGTTGGATATCCAGACTATTTCAATGGTGAGAATACAATATTTGATTTGTATTATGAAGATGGTACACCAGTTGATACTGAAACCAATGAAGATTTGTGGATTGCTTTAAGTGGTGTCCTACAAGTTGGAGATGCATATAGTATTGATAGAACAAATATACCTAATAGAATTGTATTCTCAACTCCTCCTATATGGGGTCAGTCAAAGAATACTAAAACTGTATACGAAGGTTTAGCAGTTGAAAGATTCTTTGGTCAGGGTATTGGATCGTATAATAAGTTTACTATTAGTATTAATAGTGCTGGCACAGGTCCGTTCTTGATTGTAGATGATAATAATGATATTAAATCTATTGATAATAGTACATTTGTATTTGTATTCATAGATGGTGTATTACAAATAGAGAATAAATCATATACTATTAGTGGACCTTCTATTAGATTTTTCAGACCTATTTCTCCAAAGAATAATGTTCATATCATTAGTCTTTATGGTAGAGAATCTGAAACAACATTAACTTTATTTGATTATGAAAGAAATCAATATTATAATGAACTTAAGTTGACATGTGATGCTGGTTCTCCTAATGATTTCATTAATTGGATTTCTTGGTATAATCTATCACATAATGATCATCAAGTTGCATATCAAAAGGTTGGTGGTGTTAAAAAGTATATTGGTAATGTAAAAGTATATACAAAGACTGCAAATACTTTGATTGTTACAATTGCTGGTAGT